GTTTGACCTTGATCCTGATACGCTAACCCCGATTGATTTGCGTAATCATCATCTCCATGTGAGCAAAACGGTTCTTCCGTTGTTGCTTGATGGGAGTCCATTGTGTTGAAAATAATCCCGACCGTAACTATCAATGGCTGGCGCTTCGCACCCCAATGCTGGCGAGACTATCTCAGGCGTCCTTTAATAGTCGAAAGGTCGCCGTATTATCTCAGTATTGAGATTTTCGGGTTTTATTTGGTTTTCGAGAGGCAGGAATAACGTATGAAAACCATCTATACTTATCGCGCTTGTATTGACTGTCGGCATTGTATTCGCCAACAAACAGGCCCGCATGAATGGAAGCACGATTGCTATCTCATGCAATTTGAGTTTCCCAATGCCTAATACTGCAATCTGTACGATCCGCAGCCGCCACATTGGAAGCCACCCGAGCAAGGAATCGGATTAGGTTATGTATGGGATAATGAGTTTGAGGGCAGGCCATAGGAGGGATTTGCAATGCAAGTAAAGCGAGTGAAGATAACAAGTGCCCTCCTGGACAGTTATTGGTATGCTGACAAGATCGGTCAGGAGTTTTACATTTTCGATGTTAGCCATGTGGCAGGGACATGGGCATCTCGACATAGATACGAGATTATCCAAACAGGCACATACGCCATGAGACCCATACCGCATTATATAGATGAAGGCGATTTTGAGGTTTTAGACGTGTTTGATGCAGACATACTCGAACAAGTAACCATTGAAATCCGCCCGAGAAACCGGAACATTGAGGGCCAGCCATGACCGATCCTGCTGATACCTCAAAATCAGCCTACAAGACGCAAAACAGCGACGCTATGCCTGTACCAGCTACCTCCGTAAAAACCGAGGGCTTAATAATGAATGATATTGATCCTGTCGTTGAACGTATACGGGAAAAACTCCGCTTACGAAGCAATACCGGGATAAAGAAATATGGGCGCACGATGGATCGTGATGACTTGGATACCGTGGCGCGGCTCCGTAATGCGCAAGAAGAAGCACTGGATTTAGCGGTTTTCCTGGAATATCTGATTGCTGATTATCGGTTGGAGTCGAATGATGGTCGCTAATGCGTTGAATCAAATGATGGCCGCTAAAGCGTTTAAGCTTAAAGCAATCAAAGCATCCGAGTCTGATTTGCAGTCCCAGATTATCGACTATCTGCGCTGTGAGCAAAACCGAGGGCGCATTGCCTGGTTTTGCCGAAACAATAGTGGCGGCATGTTCGATAAAACAAAACGCTTTTTATGGTTCTATCGTTTATTCTTGCGCCAGCATGAGCCTATTTCAAAGGGCAAGTCTGATCTCGACGGACAATTGTTGGGTGGTCGATACTTCGCGCTAGAGGTAAAGGCGGATGGCGAAAAAGCTACGCCTGAACAACTCGCTTTTCTGCAAGCGGTCCGCGATGGCGGCGGAATTGCGGCGGTGGTGCGCAGTTATAGTGACGTGCAATCGGTCTTGTTTGAAAATCTGGATAAGAGTATTTTGAGGTAACGACCTTGAGCGTTCCGATAAAACCGTGGACTGAACCCGAATTGACCGTCCTCAAGCAGTACTATATCGCCGAACCTACGACTGCACTGGCTAGTCGGCTGAATCGATCCGTTCGATGCGTTCGCAGCAAGGCTTATCTGCTTGGAGTCAGAAAGGCTCCCGACAAAAACCAGACGCATCCGCGCGCGCACCGGTGGACCGAGGCGGAAGATGAGTTGCTGCGCAAGTTATGGCTGGATGTCGGAAACCGGGTAAAAGGGCATACTTCGCGCTGGGCTGCGCATAAACTTGGCGTGACTGTGCAGCAAGCTCGCAATCGGGCTGCTGTTTTAGGGTTGCGGCGCTGTCGAATCAAAGAAGCGTACTGGAGCGATGCAGAGTTGGAGCTACTCGACAACTGGCTACACTTGTCACCTCCGCTGATCCGCACACGTCTGAAGAAGAAAGGGTTTCACCGCACGGAAAGCGCCATTGTCGTACAACGCTGGCGCCGGTTTGGGGGATTGGCGATGGCGACCGGCGGGTATAGCGCCACTCAACTGGCCGAATTGCTAGGAACAAGTCCTCGCCCAATCCTGGGCTGGATCGAAAAAAAATGGCTTGCCGCGACACCGAGAGGGGATACACTCAATGAAACTGGCGGCCCCGGGGATCGATGGATCATTACGCCATCTGCCGTTCGCAAGTTTATCATTGAAAATCCAATCCAGGTAACGAGTCGAGTCAATTTGGTTTGGCTGATTGATCTGTTGGCTGGGAAGTAATTGGCCGGAGATTCTAAAATGATTAAGCCTCTATACATCTTTGATCTTGATGGAACCTTGGCCATAATTGAACATCGTCTCAGATATGTGGAATGCCCGCGTGAAGAACAGAATTGGGAAGCGTTTTTCGCCGCCTGCGGAGACGATTGCCAAAACGCACCCGTCACAAAAACAATGGAGCTACTCTACGATGCCGGCGCAGATGTGTGGATTTTCACCGGGCGCAGCGATAAGGTTAGGTCGCAAACCATACAGTGGCTCGCTGAAAACACAAACTTAACATCGCTTCATTTAAGCAAGTCGATCCTGTTTATGCGCCCGCCCAATGACCACACTCCCGACGCTGATCTTAAAAGACGCTGGCTTAGCGAGATGCCGGCTATCGACAGAGATCGTCTGGTGGCAGTGTTTGAGAATCGTTACTGGATGGCAAAGATGTGGCGATCTGAAGGAGTACCGTGTTTTCAGGTAAGTGGTATTGAATAGCATAATGCTATAATAAGAATGGCTGTGGAATAGTGGGCAATGAACTACGACGAAGATGCTTTGAAACGCGAACTGATCCGGGATGAGGGCAAGCGGTTGACGCCGTACCGTGATTCGCTGGGCAATTGGACTGTCGGGGTGGGTCATTTGCTCTTTGGCCGGGAACTTAAGGAATTCGTCGATACGGCTACGGGAAAAATCCGTCAACTACTCACAGAAGACGAATGCGCCGCTTTTCTGTCAGCGGACATCCAGGATGCGGAAGCGCGGCTGACGCGCTTACTGCCCGGATGGAGGCAGATGGATGACGTGCGGCAACGGGCGCTGCTGAACCTAACGTTCAACTTGGGGATGCGACTGGGAACGTTCGTGGCCTTCCTACGGTACGTCGAAGACGAACAATGGGCACAGGCGGCTAAGGAGCTGCGGCATTCGCGCTGGTGGCAACAGGTGAAATCTCGGGGGCCGCGCCTAGCGCGAATGATTGAGTTCGGCGTAGCGGATGGTGAACATGGTTGATTAAACAAAAAAGGAGCAGTCCGTGGTCAACGAAGCATCTGATCATTGCGGCGATGAAGATCGGCGTTCTTCCTGGCGAGAATTACATGCCTTGGTGCTCGACATCCAACATGAGTTTGATAAGCGAATCAGTATCGTTGAAGTGCGGATGAGCGGGCAAGATGGTCGCCTGGGGAATATCGAGGTCGATATGCGTGCCACAAAACAAGGTATTCAGCATGTGTTAGACGTGCTGAATACGCATGTTGAGCAAGAACAGAAGGATCGGAGTAAACTGTTTGTTGGAATCATTGCAACACTGCTTTCTGTGCTTGGATTCGCTGGAACGGCATTGATAAATCACTTGCTACGCTGAAAAGAGGAAATCAATATGCTTAATATACCTAATTTGAAACAACCATCCACCTGGGCCGGCTTGATTGTCACGGTTGCCGCTCTCTTTGGCGTCAATGTAGATGATGCGGCCGCCTCGCAAATAGTTATGCTGATCAGCGGTATTGTCGGTCTTTATGAGATTTTCCGTAACGAGAAAAAATAGGAGTATGGAAATGAAAGCGAAAGTTGCATTATTTTCTGCAATGAGTTTGATGGCTCTGCCAGTGCTGGCTGATACGTATCAAGTGACGTTTGGCTGGACTGATCCGACTACGTACGTCGCAAGCGATGCTCCGGTCTATTCGGCAAAATATCGCATTGCCGGTGGAACCGAAACCACGATCTCTGCGCTGGCAACACCTGGTGGTACGTTCAATGCGACGGCTACACCGGGCCAGACGATTGAGGTGGCAATGCAGGCCTGCAATATTGGGCTGTGTAATTCTTGGACAGGCTGGGTTACGGCGACCGCGCAGCATCCGCCCACTCAGCCGCAGCCGTTAACTGGCGGTGTGATTACGGTTGTACGCACGGGGCCGTAATATGAGGCGTTGGCTCTGGCTATTGCTGGCGCTGGTCGTTTCGGCGGCTGGCGCCGGTCGGTTGACGACGTTCGCCTGGGACAACGGCGCGGATTGGCCGCCTGGTACGACCATCGAACTGTGCAGCAACGGGGATGTGTGCCAGACCGGGATTACTGGCACTTCGGCGACGCTGGATTTGCCGGTGCAGCCGGGCGATGTGATTCAGGGAAGGGTGCGGGCTGTAGCTCCTGCGGGGTATCAATGCTATTTATATACCGAGCGTCCAGCGGTTGTTGGAGATCGGTATATAACATTCCATTGGATTTATGCTAATCCAAGTGGAATAATTACACCTGGTTGGACGATTGAAGTTTGCGCGAATGATGATGTTTGCCAAGCGGGGATTACTACAAATCAAGTTACCCTTGATTTGGCTTTGACTCCGGGCGAGATCATTAAAGCTAAGCTACGCGAAAGATCGCCAGAAGGGGTGAACAAAGAGTGGTTTTCATGGGCCCTAAATATCGGGCCTTTGCAAACGTGTCCTCCGTCTGATTGGGTGACGGTAGCACAGACCTGGCCGGCTCTGCCGGTCGGCGGTTGGGCGCGGTATGAACAAAAGGATGAACCACCAATGGCTATCGAATTAGTTGCTCAAAATACTTCTGGCTCAGAAGAAATTACTCTTAATGGAGTGGGGGCTGGAAACCTCATTGTTTTAGTTATTGGGTATTTAGGAAATGAAACAACCATAACCGTTAGTGATGGAACAAATTCATTAACAGCAGGGACGCCTGGATTAAATCCAGACACGGATTTCGGTGACGTTTGGGATCAAAGGTTTAGTGTTTTTTATTTGCTATCATCATCTTCTGGAAACAAAACCTATACAGCAACTTGGGGTTCTTTTAGAGCCGAAAAGCAGATGAGCGCCTATGCGTTCTCTTCTTCTTCTGGAAGCTGGGCATTAGACGGACAAGCGAGCTATGGATATGGTACAAGTGGCACTACCTTAACGTCTGGTACCTTAACCACGACAGGAACCGATGTCGTAGCGGTAGGATTTACCCAGGATTGGGATGCAGGAACGCATTCATCGCCAACTATCGGTGGATCAGCAGCGTCAGGACTACAGGGCGGAGGTCAGAACGGATACACGTTTTACAGAGTTGGAACCTTAAATTCTGGAACCGCGCAAGTAACAAGTAGCTATAACTCTACTTGGTCAGCCGGACTCATAGCTTTTAAGAGCGTGGCGGCGGGTTCAACTTCGCCGTCCATTTCACCTAGTTTATCGCCGTCTGTTAGTCCGTCTGCGAGTCTTTCTCCGTCATTAAGTCCGTCGCTGTCGGCAAGTTTGTCACCTTCCGTTAGTCCGTCTGCATCCTTAAGTCCGTCTATTAGCCCGTCGCTTTCGCCTTCGGTATCGCCGTCAGCCTCATTATCGCCTTCGTTATCTCCGTCGCTTAGTCTTTCATTATCAGCTTCGCTTAGCCCGTCGGTATCTCCATCGGCGAGCTTATCTCCATCTGTAAGTCCGTCGTTATCACCGTCGCTTAGCACTTCGCTATCGCCGTCCGTTAGTCCGTCCGCGAGTTTATCGCCGTCGGTTAGTCCAAGTCTTTCTCCGTCCGTTTCGCCGTCTGCTAGTATCTCTCCGAGTTTATCCCCCTCGCAATCGCCGTCTGCGAGTTTATCGCCGTCTATAAGCCCGTCAGTTAGTCCGTCGTTATCGCCTTCTCTGAGCCCTAGTTTATCGCCGTCTGTTTCTCCTTCAGCTTCGCTATCGCCTTCATTATCACCTTCTATTAGTCCTTCACTATCGGCTTCGTTAAGTCCGTCAATTTCGCCTTCGCAATCTCCATCTGCTTCATTTTCACCGTCTGTTTCTCCATCAGCATCATTATCACCTTCGACACCACCAGCTAGTACGTCGCCGTCACTTAGTCCTTCTTTAAGTCCATCACTTTCACCTTCAGTATCACCTTCGGCCTCTTTGTCGCCGTCGCGCAGCCCGTCTCTGAGTCCGAGTTTATCGCCGTCCGCTAGTCCCTCGGCGTCGTTGAGTCCGTCGCTTAGCCCGAGTATTTCACCGTCGCTTAGTTCATCGCTGTCGGCTTCCTTGTCGCCATCGGTCAGTCCATCAGCGTCTTTAAGTCCGTCACGGTCGCCCTCACTGAGTCCTTCAGTATCGCCTTCAGCATCGTTATCACCCTCTACGCCGCCGATTGGCTCTAGTCTTTCTCCATCCTTATCACCTTCCAGGTCGCCTTCATTATCGCCTTCAGTCAGTCCATCAGCCTCATTATCCCCTTCCGTTTCGCCCTCTAAATCGCCGTCGCTATCGCCGTCTCAATCCCCTTCCGTATCGCCTTCAGTTAGCCCGTCGGCGTCGCTGAGTCCGTCACTCTCGCTGTCCGTTTCGCCTTCAGTTAGCCCGTCAGCGAGTCTATCGCCATCAATTTCGCCTTCAGCATCACTGAGTCCATCTGTTTCACCATCAGCATCCCTAAGTCCATCTGTTTCGCCGTCGCTTTCCGCGTCGCTGAGTCCTTCGGTTTCTCCATCGGCATCCTTGTCGCCGTCCGTTTCACCGTCCATTTCGCCTTCGGCATCCTTTTCACCATCAGCCTCACCGAGCACGCCCCCGGATGTTCCGACTGGGCGATTGATTTTAATGGCGAAAAGTGAGCGCGTGATTTCCATTGTCGATAATGAGCGGGTGATTTCCGCTTAAAAGGATTATCATGGCTTATACTCACACCAATAAAGCGAAATGTACTAATGACCCGATTGATGCGGATGCTACTGAATGGGTGTTTTTCTCTTATCAGAATTGGCTTAGGGCGAATGAAACGATTACCGAACACGCCGCAACGATTGTGGGCGGAACGATTGTTACCGACAGCACGCTGATCGGTACGGTAGTGGATAGTCTTGGGGTTTCATATACCAATAGCTATGGCGTGAAGTTTTCGGTCACTGCGGGCGCGACGCAAGTTGAAATCACCCATCGCATTACTAGCACCGTTACCGGGACTCCTGATTTAGGCAGGACGAATATCGACCATACGGCTATATTGAAAGTCAAAACGCTCTAATGCCGCTCGTTTCGGTCATTATCCCCTCGTACAAAGACCCTTATCTTTGGTCCACTATCCAATCGCTGCTGGACGGCGCATCTGGATATCTGGAGATCATCCCGGTACTGGATGGTTATTGGCCTGAAAAAGTGTATCCCGATCCTCGCGTCAAATATCTGCACTTGGGCGCTAATCGCGGAATGCGCCGAGCCATCAATTCCGGAATTTCGCTGGCTAAAGGTCAATATCTGATGCGCTCCGACGAACATTGCGCCTATGCGAAGGGGTGGGACGCGGCGATGATCGAGGCGTGCGCCGAGAATGCCATAGTTACGCCACGGCGCTATTTCCTCGATCCGACAACTTGGACGGTCATGGATTTACCGCCGTGGGATTACGAGCGGCTGGAGATTCGCGATGATTGCAAGTTTGAGGGCCGGCACTGGCGGCAACGCGAGCGCGAGCGCGGGCATCTGGATGTAGATGAAACCATGTCCATGCAAGGCTCTTGCTGGATGATGCGCAAGGCGTGGTGGGAGAAAGTCATCGGCGAACTGGATCACGAGAACTATGGCCCGCATATCCAGGATTCACATGAGATGGTCTTCAAGACCTGGCAGGCGGGCGGGAAGGTTCTCGTTACCAAGAAAACTTGGTTCGCGCACAAACATGTTTCATTTCCCCGGACGCACAACCAGGGTACGGCGGAGAATCCCGCGCGCTGCGATGACGGGTATGCCTACGCGCTGAAGGTCTGGCGTCCGTATTACGAAGAGGTGATTCGCCCGCGATGGTTCGGATCAGCGTAGTCATTCCGACCGTCAACGATCCGGCACTGGCGCGTACCGTGCGTGAAGTGCAGGAGAAGAGTTGGACAAATCCAGAAATCTTCGTGATGGCAGATGCGGTAGACGTTGACCTACCCGGAATTCATGTGGTGCGCAACGAACAACGGCTGGGGCTGCGCGGCAACGTCAACAAAGGCATGGCGCTGGCTAACGGCGAATGGCTGATCAAACTTGACGATCATTGCATGTTGTCGTCTGGGTGGGATGAGATATTACTAGCATCAGCTCAAAAGGATTGGGTCGTAGTTCCGCGCCGCTATCAACTCGATCCAGTGCGGTGGTGCATTTACGAAGATGATTCCACTCCTATTGACTACGAGCGGTTGGACATTGGACACCCTGAGAAGATAGGTGGCGTAACCTGGCGCTCACGACGCAAGGATCGGGCAGATACTTTTTTAGACGAAACGATGGTGATTCAGGGGTCGTTTTACCTGATGCACCGCGACCACTGGAGTCGTATTGGGCCGCTGGATGAGGCGAATTACGGCCCTTTTACGCAAGAAGGGATCGAGATCGCCCTCAAGACTTGGTTGGGTGGCGGCAAGGTGATGGTGAACAAGCATACATGGTATGCACATAAGCATCGGAGTTTTGGGCGTGTGGTGTCTCCGAGAAGTGAGGACGTGCGGCGCGGCAACGCCCATAGCCAAGATTTTTGGCTGAACAATCGGTGGAAAGAGCGGAAGCATGATTTGGCTTGGTTGATGGAGAGGTTTGGATTATAGTAGCAATAACAAAAGGAGACTAAAATGAAAGAGACTGTTCAACGTTGTTCTATTTGTAAAAGTGAGAAATGTGATGGTCGTGAATTTAGAGTTAGTGGTTCTTATTCGAGAGGATGCAAGATAACTATTGATAAAATTGTCTGTTCAAATGAAGTAACCTATAAAAAAGGCACTTATTGGTACAGACTAATTTGCGGGCATGGTGATTGGGAAGATTTCAAAGCTATTCCATTGTGAGTTATATATCTGTAGGTATTATTTACTACTCCTCTAATCGTATTAAGCCTAGGATGTAATGCAATGTATGAGCTAGTATCAGAAAACTTATCAGGACTTGGCTCAATGGCAAATCAAACAACAAAGATAAATTGGAGGAAGTTCTTTAGTACGCTTGAAGCTGCAAAGAACGAGGCCGAAAAAGATTATGGGGCAAAAATTGAATTTGACGCCAAAAAAGGCCCGACACGAAATTTCAAGCCAATAGATTTTTTGTGTTCTGGCGATCTTTGTTATGTTATGTATCATATAAATAAAGTGGAATGCGAAGACAGATAGATATGTCTGTAGGCATCATTTACTACACGTCGAATCGCCTCAAGCCAGAAATCAAGGCAGGTTGCTGGCGGCTCATTCAGCAATCAGGATTACCTATCACAGTGAACGATACCGTGGTAGGGAAGCCAGGAGCAGTATCAATGTTTAGGCAGATTTTGGATTGCTTGCAACGCGCTAAAGAAGATTATGTGTTTTATTGCGAGCATGATATTTTATATCACCCGTCACACTTTGAGTTTGTGCCACCACGCGACGATACTTTTTATTATAACGTGAATGTTTGGCGTTGGGGTTATTATTCAAAGCGGGTTGTTACTTACGATCATCACGCTTCGGTATCGGGGTTATGTGTTAATCGTGAATTGGCTTTGGCATTTTATGAGCGTAGATTGCGGATTATTGAAGAAAAAGGCTATGACCAGCTTCCCACCTTCGGTAATCCGGTTTGGGCGCGGGAGATGGGTTATGAGCCTGGAAAGTTCAACAAAGAAGGTGAGACGGCATTGAAAGAAGAATGGCGTTCGGAATATCCCAATATCGATATTCGACATACACGCTCAATGACTGCACCAAAAATTAACTACGAAGATTTTGTAAAGAAACCAGTAAATTGGCAAGAAGATGTAATTGAAAACTTACCAGGATGGAAAGAGCCGTGGACTCTCGTACAACCATAATCTACTACACTGCAAACCGCGAGGACGAGCGGTTTGAGCAGGTTATTCGCGAGAATATTTTGCGCGTGTCTGAAGGGCTGCCGATTATATCAGTCTCGCAAAAGCCGATTGATTTTGGACAGAATATTTGTGTGGGTAATGTAGGGGTTTCCAATCAGAACGCGCATCGTCAGTTTCAAATTGGCTGCGAGGCGGCGAAAACTGAGTTCGTTCATTCAGCAGAAGCTGATAACCTCTATCCTCCCGAGTATTTTCGGTTCATTCCTGAGGATAGTGGCCGCGCCTATCGAACAGTGATTTATCTTTTCACGCTTGGTGGAAACTATTTCTACCGCAAACGAGCGTCTGAATCTTCGACTATCGTCGGAAGAGAATACGCTATCCATGCTGTTAATAAAAGCTTGCGTAATAGAGGACTGTGGTGTGATTCTTTGGAGCGGGGTCGAGAAGTTCCATACACGTTCAGGCACGGCAACTGGAAACCGTTTGAAATTACGTCTCCCATTATCAGTATCAAAACCCCAAACCAGATGCACCGAACGCATGGCTATGACGCTATTGTTGAGTGGTTGCCGTACTGGGGAACACCTGACGACGTAACGAGATTATTCGAATGATCAGTTATTCAGTGGGAAACGGAACGCACTTACCTTTGTTAATGCGAGTAATGGAAGTGTCGGCTGGGCGAGTGGCGGAATTCGGCGCTGGCTTTTTTTCAACACCTTATCTGCACTGGCAAACGTACTTGCAAAAAAGAAACCTCATTACATTTGAAAACAATCTCGAATTTATTGAACTGTTCGACCGCTATAAAACTGATTGGCATCAGGTTATTCCAGTCACCGATTGGGATGCGATTGACCTATCTGGCGACTGGAGTGTGGCGTTAATCGATCACGCGCCAAAAGAACGTCGCATTGAAGAAATCAAGCGGTTGGCAAACACCTGCGATTATATTGTCATCCATGATACTCAGGGTAGAAGGGAAAATGTATTTCATTACCGCGATACCTTGGCAACGTTCAAGTATAGGAAGGACTTTATTTCGGTGCGGCCACATACCTGTGTGGTAAGCAATCGTAATAATCTTGACTCGATAATGATTTGAATATGGAACTTTCGATTCTTATTCCTGCGCGCAACGAGATGTTCTTGTTACAGACCATTGAGGATGCGCTAAAGCAAAGCCGCGCGGATACTGAGATCGTTGCGGTACTGGATGGGGAATGGGCGAGTCCTGCCATACCGCAGCACCCGCGCGTCAACGTCTTTCACACCGGGAGTACGGTCGGGATGCGGGCGGCAACAAATTACGCCGCGCGTATCGCATCTGGCAAGTATTTTATGAAGGTAGACGCGCATTGCAGTTTTGACGAGGGCTTCGATCAGAAGATGTTGGAGTTCCATGAGCGGGTAGGAGAGGATATTGTTTCAGTTCCGATCATGCGCAACCTGTGGGCGTTTGATTGGAAGTGCCACAACTGCGGATTCAAGCAATACCAGGGACCGACGCCGGGCGAATGTCGAAACTGCGGATCTTCTGAGAAATGGCAGCGAAAGATGGTTTGGAAAGGGAAATCGAATCCGCAAAGCTGGGCATATTGTTTTGATGCAGAACCTCATTTTCAATATCATGAAGAATATAAGAAGCGTCCGACCACGAAAGCAATGCGCGACGAGTTTGGTTATAGCGAGACGATGAGCCTGCAAGGAAGCTGCTTCATGTGCTCAAAGGAGTTGTACTGGCGGCTGAATTTGAGCGATGAGACGTTGGGAAACTGGGGCAATCAAGGTATTGAGGTGGCAGCTAAAACCTGGTTATCGGGCCGGCGTGTGCTGGTTAATCATGCAACATGGTACGCTCACATGTTTAGGACACAAGGTGGAGATTTCAGTTTTCCCTATATACTGAACGGCGTCCAATCGACGAAACGTAACGTGCGAAAATTGTTTTGGGAGACTGGTTTTTCTGGACAACGCTATCCGCTGTCTTGGTTAATCGAGAAGTTCTGGCCTGTTCCAGGGTGGACGCAAGAACAATTAGCGGAATTGAAAAATAAAGAGCCTATGAGGGATAGGCCAGAAGATTTTGGTGAAATGATATGAGAGTTGAAATCAGGAATTTACCGGAGGTGCAACGGATTTTACAAAATCTTGCTTCCGAACAAATCCCCTATTCCATATCTGTTGCTATTAACAATACCTGTTACCAGGTCATGCAGGGCGAACGGACTGAGATTAAAAATGTATTTGATCGCCCCACTCCGTTTGTTGTGCGTGGAATGCGCTATCAGAAATCCAGCAAGCACAATTTAACCGCTCGGGTTTATGCCGCTGAAACTACAAGCAAAGTATTTGAAGCGCATGTGTTCAGCGGGGATCGTAGCATAAAAACTTTTGAAGCTATTATGCGGAGATTAGGAGTATTGCCAGAAGGTCGCTTAGTGGTAACAGCGAGTGGCGCTAAATTAAATGCTTATGGCAATATCCAGCGTACCCAACTAAATGCTATTTTAGACGCTCTATCAGGGCTGGCCAATAGCGGAAAATCAGGCGTATATTTCCTGAGTAGGCGTAGTGGCCATACCCGTCATTTACCAATGGGTATTTGGGAAAAGATAGGTAGGCGCATTGTGCCTGTTTTGCTATTTGTCA